TACCCTATCCTACTCCGGATTTCGAGTGGACTCGAAATCCTCACACTACTAACGGTTCATACAGTTAAATATGCACTTCGATCATCCGTTATTCCTTCAATCTTATACATATACTTCCTCGTACAACCAATTTGATACTGCTCTAAATACTGACCAGGTAAATTGCCAACTACTAATCCAGGAACTAGTTTCGCTATAATGTGTATCGTTCGAGTCCATCCGGGTTTGTTGAAGCTATTACTATCCTCCATTTCTTTTTGCATGATCACTCTACGCCGAGGATCACGACATTGATAGGTAAAGGTGTCTTGGTTGTTGACTTGATATTTTGTTTTACGGAGAATCTTCACACGATAACGAGATAGAAAATAAGGAAGATCCCAAGGAGTAGTTCCACGTTGAGTACGAAGTACTTCTACATTAGCTCCTCCTCCTATAGCAGCAGTATTTGTTGCATTGCGGTTCATCATATCACGAACATTATTGTATGATGTACCAGACTCCGCTTGATCAAAGTTGATTAACAGTTCATAGACGTCTACTTCTAACCTCGCACGACTATCAGGATCCACTCCACCTTGAGCTGTGATCACGCCACTAACGTTTCGAAATGTTATATCTAACACTGCAGACTGAAACATAAACTTCGTTGATTTATACGTGGTCGCCCCTGCATCCGCAGTAGGATTGCCCTCGTTCTCAAGAGCTCCAATACGAGCCATGTCACCAGATCCAGAATTCAGTTCATTACCATTCATTCCATATAAATATACAGCTCCATCACAATGATTGCCTATAGTTTCATTCACACGGCTATACAAGGAGGAAAAAACTACTGTGCGAGTCCCGAGCTCTCTCTCCGAGACCGCATTTATCTTTTTGATAAATCTCCGCCAACTATTCTTTTTACGGCGGGGCATATTCTTTTTACGGTAAATAAGTCGTTGGTCATGCTGCGTTGTCACGCCTTGACCACTCATTCCATACTTCCGACGTTGTTTTGTCATCGTTGAAGTACGAGAACGTCCCATTGCGACACGGGCACCTCTAGCCAATCCCTGACGAGATCGTGCACCGAACATCAGGCGAGTCATGCTCCCAAAATTTGGTCGGTTGTATCGCATAGCCAATCGGTATTTGCCCATTCTATGTACACTTGTGTCCAACGGTCAAAATTTGAAAGTGAGCGCTCATTGGATAATAAAAAATTTGAGCGCCCACCAGGCCGGGGGTAATACTAGCCCCGGCCTGTCTGCCAAGCGGGAAGGTTTTCGAACCATTTATCAAAATGAGCACTGAACGGTCGAGAGGATGGTGTTGGACCATTAACAATCCAACCTCCTCGGACGCAGACTCTATCCATAGTTTGCAGTCCAAAGGCTGTAGTTATTATGTCTATGGGCAAGAGACAGGAGAGACTGGAACATTTCATTTCCAGGGCTTCTCCTACTTCCCAAACAAAATCGCCTTCTCGGCGATCAAAGGGTACCTCCCGCGTGCGCACGTGGAACGTCAGCGTGGCACCTGCACGCAGGCGATCATCTATTGCACTAAAGAGGGAGTTGTTACCGAATGGGGAGTTAAGCCAGACGAGCACGGACGAGATGCAAATCGAATCCGATGGGGAAGGCTCATCGAGCTCGCTGAAAACGGACGCTTCGTCGACATCAAGCGAGAGTTCCCGAGCGAGTACATCCGATACCGAAACTCATTACGCGCATTGCATGTGCGGCCATCCACCATCCTCAATGGGGACTTGGAAAATGAGTGGTGGGTCGGGTTATCTGGTACTGGAAAGAGTACCAAACTCTGGCGAGAGTACCCACATCACTTCGGCAAGGATCTGAATAAGTGGTGGTGTGGTTATAATGATGAAGAGGTGGTAGCTATCGAGGAATGGTCGCCCAAGTACGAAATGCTTGCTTCAAAGCTAAAAGTATGGGCTGACAGATACCCTTTTAATGCAGAAATAAAAGGAGGCACGCTACTGAAAATAAGACCCAAAAAAGTTATAGTTCTTTCCAACTATACAATCGAGCAATGTTTCCCAAACGAAGAAGACTGGAAACCGCTCAAACGAAGATTCAAGATTACCTACTTCCCGTTTCAGGTCAATCAAGATGTCAGTTTTGTGGCAGACATAGACTTCCTAGAATCCACACTAAATCTGAATGAAGATGATGTTATATAAGTACACCTATCCTTACCCTACTTACCCTATCCTACTCCGGATTTCGAGTGGACTCGAAATCCTCACACTACTAACGGTTCATACAGTTAAATATGCACTTCGATCATCCGTTATTCCTTCAATCTTATACATATACTTCCTCG